AAACTAAATTGGAGTATACAGAATAAAAATCTGTATATTCTAAAAGATGGTGGTTCGACAACAAAACCCCCTGCGGTAATCAGTCAAAATTCAGGAATGGTGGGTGTTCCAGAACGATATACTTACAAGAGAAGGGATCTTTTTAGAGCAGGACCGAAGCAGGGTTATAAAGTAAAAACCCTGTTGAGACCAGACATACTACCAGGAGACAAGGTGAGAATAATATCTCAACAGATAGACCTGGACGATGTTTTTTTTGTCGATAGTGCCAAGCATTCAGGAGATACATTCGGTAGTGCATGGACGAGCCAATGGGAGGTGATAAGGGTATGAGGGATCGTGTAGAATATTTAGGTGTGATAAAAGAGAAGCTATCAAAGATTTTGGAGTATAATGACTTTTTAGATAGAGCTTCAAGCAAGCATTCAATAGACTCATTTATTGAATTTTATGGTAAAGAAAAAAACCTTGAAGATCTTCACGATAATATTAGATATTTTAAAGATGAGTTATGGAATATTTTCGCAGTAGCATCAGGAGATACAGATGACGACACCGACTGATATCATAAGACAAGCGATATCCTCCGAGCTTTGTGGGATACATACGTGCCTTCCTGCTACAATTGTGACCTACGATTACACAGTACAGAAAGCTACTGTTCAGCCTTTGTTAAATCGAAGATATAAGGACGGTACTCCTCAGGGGGACATTCAGCCACTTCCAGAGATAACAAATGTTCCTGTGATCTTCCCAAGAACAGGAAACTTTTCAATGCATTATCCCCTAAATGCAGGCGATAATGTGATGATTATGTTTTCAGAGAGATCAATTGATCAATGGCTTACTACAGGCGGTCAGGTAACTCCAAACGACCCTCGTAAATTTGACCTTTCAGATGCGATTGCAATTCCAGGATTATATCCATTTTCGGAAGCTAGTCCTGCGGAGGATAACACATCTTTTACAATACAGATTGGAAGTACAAAGTTAAAGTTAGACCCAAGCGGTACATTTTGTTTTCATGGTGTTTCAGAGGAATTAATGAATATTATAGACGAGCTATTTTCTTTAATATCAGCAATTACAACAACCGTTATTGTTCCTCCAACAGGAGGAATACCTTCACCGGGAGTCCCTTTTGCGATAGATAATTCTGTAGCCATATCAGCATTAAGAACAAGATTTGACACACTCAAAGGGGATTGCTAATGATTGATCTAGCTTTTGATACAGAAGGTGACCTACTTATAGAGGACTATGACATTTCTTTTTTGGAAGGAATTGATCAGATTATTCAAAATGTCGCCTTCCGTCTCCGGTTCTTTTTAGGGGAATGGTATTTAGATATTGAAGAAGGTATTCCGTACTACCAAGAACTTTTTATAAAAGCTCCTAATCAAATAAGGATTGAAAGTATTCTCAAACAAGAGATAGTAGAGACGGAAGGGGTTAATGATTTGACTAAATTTGCATCCGAATTTAATCCCGAATTAAGAAAATTTTCTGTTATTTTCAGTGCTATGACAGATGAAGGTTTATTCACTTTGGAGATCGAAATACCATGACATTCGGACTAACGCCTCAGGGCTTTAACAGAAAGAGACTTCCAGACGAAAAAGCAAGCGAAGAGAATGCTTTGATCGCTGAATTCGGAGACATAAATGTTCAACCTCAATCAGGGTTTGGACAGTTTATCGGTGCTATGTCAAAGATTATAACAGACATTTGGGAGAATATGGAAGCAGTATACTTCTCTCAATACCCGAACTCAGCCGAAGGTGTGTCCTTAGACTACGTTGTAGCATTGAACGGTATAGTTCGATTGCCTGCCGAGAGGACTAGGGTTATAGGTGTCTGCCAAGCTTTCGAGTCCACATTGATAACTCAAGGTTCCCTTGCAAGGCAACCAGAATCCAATGAGACATTTTATGCTTTTGAAGATACCATAATCACAAGAACAAACGCAGTGTTAACGAAGGTGTCTGTGGATGCGTTGGCAGGACAAATATACAATTGCCTGATCAACAGTAATAGTTATTTTTTTAGTTTACCGAGAATGAATTTTGATCGTCTTTTTGGAACAGGCGACTCATCCGTAGCTTCAATAAATGGGGTGGAATTATCCGCAGTTCCATTTAATACAGACTCACAAACGACAATAAACGATCTAGCCACAGCAGTTCAAGCTCTGCCAGAAGTAGAAACAGCAACGCCAGTCCTTGGATTAGAGATAAATTTTGATTTAGACTTCGTAACAACCAACTCGATATTAGCAACGATAAACACCGTAGGTCTGACGCCTGTCGTGTTCTTGACCGATCAGGCAACAACAATTGCTCTGTTGGCTTTAGAAATTAACAATTACTCAAGCGTTACAACTTGTACGGTAACAGGTGCGAGACAAATAACAATCGTTCCTGTGGACGCCTCAAGTTTTAACATGGATTCAATAGTGACAACAGGAGGGATTGGGCAACCAGTTCCAATTGACCAGTCAATAGACATTGTTCCTGCGGACGGATTTTCAGTAACAGTAGACTTTGTAACCACAACTGGAGGATTGGCACCTAATCAAGCAACAACCTTTAGGAAGCCATCAACCTTAGATGTTGTGGTTGCTAAACTAGTTACTGTAATAAACGCAGGGAGCGACCCTGTGACAGCAACAGACAACTCTGATCAGACATTGTCTATTTTATCAGATGACACAGAAGTTTCCTTTAGTTTAAGCGTTTCAGTGAACATGACAGTTCAAGAAGTTTCCTCCGCAGTAATTTTTCTAGCAAGCAACTTCGGAACTCTGCCTGCTCCTATAGGTTCATTGACTGAAATTCTAACGCCAATATCAGGTTGGATATCAATAACAAATCTAAAGGCAGGAGTTACAGGAAGAGAAATTGAATCAGATGCAGAGCTTAGACTGAGAAGACAAAACTCCGTTAGAGTACTAGGAGCCGCAACAGTCGAGGCGATCAGAGCGAGGATACTGCAACAGGTTTCAGGGGTTACGCAAGCTTTCGTCTTTGAAAATAGAACAATGACCGAAGAGGATATTGAGATTATATTTGCCTCTGATTTAGTCACTGGTAATGAGATAACAATAACGGTAAACGGAACATCAATACCGACCGTAACTTTTACCTCAACTCATCTTAACACAATGAACCTTCTAAAAGTTCAACTGGAAGCAGTTGTGGGGATATCATTGGTGACTGTTGGTGGTGCAGGAAACAGAACTCTAACAATAGAAATGACTCAAGGATTTGAAATAACAGTAACAGGAGTTCAAATTGTAAACGGAGCAAGCAAAACGACAACAACAATTGAAGGTGGTAGATTTCCAAAATCATTTGAAGCTGTTGTCTTAGGTGGTACTGACGAGGATGTGGCAAATAAAATTTGGGAGACAAAACCCGCAGGGATTCAAACTTTCGGGAATACAAGCTTTACCATAACAGACTCTCAAGGAGATTCACAGGTTATGAATTTTAGTCGTCCTACACCAATTTACATTTGGGTGGATGCTGACTTAACTCTTAATGCAGAAGAAGAATTTCCAAGCAACGGAATCGATCTTGTAGAGCAAGATTTTGTAACATACGGAGAAACTCTCGGTATTGGACAAGACGTCCTGTGGCAAAAAGTTCTATGCCAAATTTTCACAGTCTCAGGGATCGCAAGCGGTGTCGTAGAAATAATCAGTACGTTAGGAGAGAATGACAGTCCAGGAACATACTTGGAATCTAATATAACAATCGGAGAAAATGAGATTGCTGTTTTTGCACTAACCAGAACATCAGCAGAGGTTATCTAATGTCGTACATTCCTAATGTCGTTCAGAGATCGTTATCGGTTTTAGCCTCGCAATTTAAAGGCACAGACGCACAAGGAAACCTGACAAAGTTTCAAAAGTTTATTAAGTCTTTTGCGCTTTCAATTCAGGATTTAGAAGACGCAAATAATCAGTTATTAACGCAAAGGAATCTATTCACTGCTGTGGGCGTGCAACTTGACGGTCTAGGTCAAATACTAGATTTAGAAAGAAAGGACGGTGAGAGCGATGAGGATTACCGTGAGAGGCTTAAGTTTCAAGTTTTCATAAACGAAGGAACAGGAACACCAGAAGAAGTGATTGCTGTTCTTAAATTCTTGACTGATGCAAATAAAATCAGATACATAGAATACTATCCTGCGTCATATCAGATGTCCACTGACGGACTGACATTTCCAGTCCCACCAGAGGAATTGGTAACAGCATTGCAGGAGGCAAGCCCTGCCTCCGTTCAATATGTGCCAATAACAGCAACCTATGGAGTGGAAGTCCCTTTTGTTTTCGGAGAAGATTCAGAAATTGAACTACTTTGGGTTACTGATCCGAGCGATCCAACAGAGCTTGTGAATTTAGAATTAGACACAGCAGATCTCCTCTACGTTAACAGGGCAGTATCAACAATAAGTGATGAGGGCGGTGGCTTCGCAGAAGCTATCTGGACAAATTACCCTGCTACACCTGTAATATATGATTATGATAATACAGATGCAGGGCAGATGGCAGAAGTGATTTATTATAACGGTAGCGTTCCAACTGCACCATAGGAGAATAAAATGGTAAGTAAACCAACAACATTGCCCAAATGGGCAGAAAATGACGTTCAAGACCCTGTGAGCGGTCAGTATAACGTGATAGAACCTCCTCCAGAAAAACAGCTTTCTGGATGGGCTAGACTAGAGTTTCCTCCTCGCAACTGGTTTAATTGGTTGGCAAGATTCACATACCGTTGGCTACAATGGTTAGATCAACAAGAATCGCAATCGAGAACCGTAGACAATACAGGGGCAGATGCAGTTTGCGATACGACCACAGGCGGTCTCTGCAAGATAAATATAATTGATACAACAACCCCTGCAAACTCATACGTGGGGATTGCATATGTCCCACCGAGTCCAGGAGGACCGATTACAATCACAAAAATTGGCGGTATAACTTTGACAGTTTCTACTATATCGGCTGTTGGTATTATGACCGTTGCAGGCGGTTCAGGAAATTATATTATAAACGGTCAAATGAAAACTATTCCATAGGAGAACAGCATGAGCAGTCCAACAATACCAGACTTACCAATAGCAACCGTTGCAAATGACAGTGATGAAATGCTCATGAGACAGCCAGGAGGAGCATTAGGTACTGATAAGAGTATTCAAGTATCGGAAGTCAGGAAGGTTAACGTGGCAGGATTACCGACTTTAGTCTCCCCAACAACAGCAGAAGACTCCGATCTGTTTATTATTGCTAGGGGTGGTATAAACTATCAGATAAGACACGATCAAGTTTCCTTTAGATCAGGGACGAAGATGTGGTTTTACCATAATGTTTTCACGCAGATCGGAGGTTGGAGTCTTGTTTCAGCAGGGGACAGCCTTCTAGCTGTGAAGGGTGCAGGGACATATTCTGTTGGCGGTATTGAGAGCGGTGTATGGCAACAGGATGATGTCGGTGGGGTTCCAGGACAAGGACTGTCAGTTAGTCAGATTCCGTCACATACTCACCAATCGAGATCAATATCAAGGCAAAGACCAGGATCAACAAGCAGTTCATCGAATCAATTTTATGCATTCACAGACAATCTATCAGGAACTTCTATCAAAAGCGGTTCGGTAAGCGGGATACAAAATACAGGTGGTGGTGATCCTCACGACCACGGAGATACGTGGAGACCAAAAGCTAATGTTGGAATCATTTGTAGGAAAAATTAATTATTTGATGCAATTAGAAATCACGTTACTATTCGGTATTGTGTGCGGAATACAACTCGCACTGATCTCAATGGTAGTATTTTTACTCTGGAGTAATCGTGGAAGACACTAGGTGCGGTGAGAACTGTTGTTTCGTTAAGTCTGGTTTTTGTGAAAAAGATACAGGATGCCCAAACTACACAGAAACTCTCTGGGAAGAAGGTAACTCCGGTAATGTAAAAACCGTTAGAGACTGCTCTCCAAAACGAATGCTGATAGAACAACAAAGAATGATCAACAATTTTTCAGCGACTCAAGGCTCAGTTCAAGTTTTGAGAGACAAGGTTGAAAATTTGGAGATGATTCTGGTTAACCTAGCTAATCAGACAAAGCAAGTTTTTGTAGAGATGCAGAAAAATATAGAGATTAAAAAATTACAACACAGGAATCCAGATGAATAAGATTTTATGTTTATTAGCAGTATTTTCTCTAACCTCATGCTTCACGTTAAGTTTAACAAATGTAAGCGTTGAAGGTTCGGCAACCGATTTGATAGATCAAGAGCAAAAACAGGATGGAGAACTTGACTTGACTGGCTCTGTTCCTGTTCTGTAAAAGCAATGTAAGGAGTCAATGTAAGGGGTAACCCCTTATGTAAGGAGTAAATGTGGGGAGTGGTATATGAGGGGTAACCCCTCAGGTTTGGATAATATGAAGGGCTCTAATGATGGATAAATTCATTGATTTTTTTGGGGTGAATAAGGTAAAATTTTTGCTCTTATCCTACTTAATTTTTATAACTTACATAAGTTTGCCATTTCTAGGATATGATAACCCACTCGAACAAGCAGTCGAGTGGGTTATCAAAGCGTGGACCGGTGTTGATGTCGAACTCACACCGGAAGTAATTACTGAGAAGTTTCCTCTTTAGGGTCAGCTTTCACCTGATCCTTCTTAGGCTTTCCAGTGTTATCCCATTTTTCAAAACCTGAATAAAATCGCTCTTGATTGCTAACAGCAAAATTTATGATTTCCTCAGGTGTCTTTTCAGAAGTCTCTGCAATCTCCAATATGTAATCAGCTTTTTTTGATTTTCCTAAAAGATCATGCTCCTTTGTGAACGCATCAAATCCATCAGCCTTAACAAAATCTAATGATTCAGGCTCAACCTTTTTTTCGTCTTTAATCTGTGAAGTTGACAGATCAGGAACAGGACGATTAACCTCTTCAGGAAGGATTTGAACGTCAGGTGTAATAATTTCTCCGTGAATGTAACACCCCATCAGAGCATCAGGCATAAACTTCCGAGCACCACCAGATAAAGCTCTGCAATAAAGCATATCCTTGAGATGGTTTTTCCAGTTATTCTTATTCAAGTACCCTGCTTTTTTAGCATCTTCATAGGTGTAGGAGTATTTGTTTGTGACCTTGGAGTTTGATCTTTGAAATTGTATGGTACAACCAGTTTCATCAAGACTTAACATGCTAATTTTATGACCTTGCATGATGAGCATGGCATTCATTAGTTGAGCTGAAAGGGTTACGCATCCCTCGATATTATACATACCTCCGTTCAAACAGGGCATCATCGGCAAGTTTAGTTCTTTAGCGGTAAGAACGATTGACATAACTCCACCGGGACCAAGCTTTTTGTAAAAAGGGGAGTCAGCCATTACTTTGCAAAACGAGATAAGATCCTGAAATTCTTGACCTCTAGGCATGCTAAAGGTTCTTTGTATTAACTGTTTTTTATTATCCATTCTTGATCCTCATTGTTGTATGTTTTTTCTCAAAAATCTTGATTCCAGGAATATCTCTGATTCCCATTTTAATAGCCTTCTTTACCTTCTTTTCGTCTATGATGTAATATGAAGGCGGTACTGAATCAAAATCTTCAATACAGTAATCCCACTCAACTTTCGTTGTAATTTTTCCATCATCAACCTCAAGCATCATCTCGGAGAAATTCGGCTCAAAAGTCGACTGCACTTCAAGCCAAGAATCAAGCTTGAACTTTAAGCTTTTTTCAATTTCTTCTAGCTTTGCGGTGTAGTCTTTAACAACAGAATTGATGGATCGTTGAAAATCAAGGTGAGGCCTTACGATCTTCATGCGACTCTCCTCTAATGTTTTCCTTAGCTTTCTAGCTTGCATACTCATAGATAACGCCTGTTTAGCATCCTGCTCACTCGTTATCTTATGACTTTGGGAAACTTCAATCAAGGGTTCGATGTTAAGATCGTTGCGAAGTTTCTGCGTTGCTTCATAAACAGAAACCCCTCCTACCTCGACATTCATTACTTTAGTTTTATTGAGCTGATCGCT